ATGAAAAACTCAATCAGCATTGAAAGAATTAACATGCAAAAAACTGCTGCCCATGTCGCTTACAGTAAAGGTATTATCGACTCATACTCATACCATGAAAGAATAAAATCATTAAACTTTTTAGAAGAAGAAATAATAAAAGCGAATCAACAGAAGGCTCAGAGACTGAATGAAATGAAAAACAAGATTAATATGTATGCAACTAATTAGTTCTCTTTAATAATGAAATCAATAAAAAAATGCCCTCTTGCTGACCGATTCGAAGTCAGCAAGAGGGCATTTTCTCTCTTTAATCTATTGCCATATGATTTTATAACTTATTTCAAGTATGCAATCACTTTTTTAGCAGTATCGCTGCGCGTCTTTCCGGATAGGTCAATCAGCTTATCACCTTTGATTTTCCCTTTTCCGCCGCCTGCGATGTAAATTTCTTTGGCGACCTGACGCTTCTCAGCATCTTTTCGGAAATAAACGCCGCATCCAAGTTGGAATGACAAGAGAGTTGCCGTTCCTGCATCTTCGGTCCCGTTAATCACAACTGCTGTTTCTGGCATATCTTCTTCCTCCTTTGGTTTTTCTGCTGGTTTAGCCGGTGGTTGAGGTTTTGGTGGATTAGGATGGACCGTATAGTCAAGGTATTGACCAGCCACTCCCTCTGCTGCCCATTTTCCTCCACCAAGGTTATACCAAATGCCTTTTTTTTCGTATGCATAGTATACCTCACCTTTTGATAAGCGCCGTGCGATGCCGTTCTCAATTCCTGGACCATTACGCAAGGCCAAACTGTTCACTTTCACACGCACAATACCAATGCCTTTCGATTGGTCCACCTCAATTTCAGGTGGGAGCTCGGGTTTTGGATTGACGATTGTTCCTGGCTGTTTTCTGAGATTAAGATAGGCACCAGCTCCTTCAGCTGCAGCAATACCTTGCCCTTGAATCTTGACTGCCTTGTCCATTGCCGAACGATCGATACGGCTATCCATGAAACCGCCCTCCAAGAGAACCGCCGGCATTTTTGTATAACGCAATTCATAGAATGGGGCTGTCTTTTGGCCACGGTCTTTCAACCCCATCGCATCCACAATGCGTGGATGAATGACCGCCTGCAACTTGCCAGTGCTGCTGCTCGCACTCACCCGGTCACTTCGAAATGTCTCAATCCCAAGGCCGTGATCGACCCAGACCGAGCCCATCGCATTATGATGGAAGCTAACGTAAATATCAGCGCCCCAAAGATTTGCCTTTCGGACCCGGTCAGCAAGTGGGATATCTGTCCTCCCTGTCGGATCATCGACGCGAATCGTTTGGACATTCTCGAAATTATTCAAATGCTGGATAAATGCAATGGCCGCGGCGTTGTTCCAAATCCATTCGAACTTTCCGTCTGGTCCGCGCTTCCCCGGTGTAACGCCATAACCGCCGTGTCCGGCACTAACTGCAATCTTAACCATTCAGTTCACTCTCCTTCCTTAGTAATGCCTTCACGTTGCTTTACAACTTCGAATAAACCAACGCTTGCTAGACCGGCATGGCCGCCAGCCCACAAACGCATAACTGTATCTAGCTCTGAAATTGGTACTGCTAGAAATCCGATAAGTAAACCGATTAATAGCGCTACTACCGGAATAAAGTTAACTTTCATATTGACTGCTTTTTTCACGACTTCTACGAGTCCTGCGATAACTGGCACGAGCACACTTGTTAAAATTAAAATATCTGTCATGATTCAATTCCTCCTAATTATTTGGTCATTTCAACGATGACGTAATAAATCACACCACCTGAACTCGCTAAAGCGACTACCGATCCACTGATCTTCAAAAATACATTCGAAAGCGTGTTCCATCGAAGCATCTTTAATTCATGTTCTTGTGAAGAACTTTCAGTTCTAAAACCCATTGCTTTTTCTACAAGCCCATATAGCTTATCTACCTGCTGCGTAACAATCGCTCTCGTTTCTCTATTTTCAAAAGTGACCGTTGACTCAAGCTTTGTCGCATTTTCTTTTAGGGCTTCCATTTGTTCTGAGTGAGTCTTCAAGGTTAGCTTTATGGCTTCGATGTCTTTAGTATTTTGTTCAACTGTTTTGAACATCGAAAGATCATCTCCTTTATCTGGCAACCTAATCCCCCTTTCGATATTAACTTCTCTTTTTCTTTGCAAAACAAAAAGAACGCCCATTTGGACGTTCTAAAAAATTAGTCTAAGCGAACTAACAACGTGTTCTCATTAATTACATTGAAAATTAAAGATTTAAATTCTAACATTTGAAATGACATGAACTCCCATTCCGGTTCTCCTATTGCTAAGGAAACAACAAGATTTCCTTCTGCCTTTGCATGTTCATAAATTAGAAGTCTCCTATCATTACTACTTAAGCGCTGCTGTAATTGAATAAATTCTTTCTCAGGAAGCTTATTTTCCACCTCAGAATAATCTATCTCTATAGTTGGCAAAGTAGCCCCTCCTTCCATTACAGTCCAATATTCGACAAGGAGAATGGGAAATCCTTCATAATAAAAAAGCCCCTCGAAGGACGCTCTTGTGGTTTATATTTATTTTAAAATATTAAATTTTATATTCACAATTATTTGCGAATAGGTTATTCTAATTATGTTCTCATCTTTCTATTTCCTCCCCTGATGCGCGTCTCCCAAGACCAGCGCGCCAGGGGTTTTTATTTTTGTCACAGCAAAAAGAGTGCCCCGATGGACACTCAATTTTTAATTATTTAATTGCTTCTTCGTTTCTGCTATTGATACTTATTTTTTCATTCTTTTTGCCTTTAATAGTTTTACGAAGTGAGGAAGCAATATTTAATGCGACAGCGATTGTAGTGCCTATAGAAAATGGCAATACAAAACGGTCTATAAAACTTTCATCTCCATTGATATTAGTTGCTGGATCAACGATTATTAGCAGGGCACTAAATACAGACATGATTAAAACTGCTAAAGTGAGAATGTAGTTGTAAGTGTAGTTTAAAGACATAATTCGATTTGAAGATTCCACAACTTCACCCATTTTTTCATGTTCATCAATTAACTTTATAAGGGATTCTGAGATTTCATTCTTTTTTTCATTTGATATAAACTTCGTTTCAAATATTTCTTTTATCAAATCTTCAAGCGTTTCTCTAATATTGTTTAAGTCTCCCTCTTTAACCCCATAACTACGAGCTAAAGATTTTAATAGTGATTTAATGACTGGTAAAGAAGGTATTCTTTCTTCTGATACAGACATTATTAACAAAACAATTATTTCTCTGTTTGCTTCCCTAACCTTTTTCACATACTCTTTTTTACTAAAAAATTTGGAGAGGTAGTTAGTAAGGAAATAAACTACTAAACCAGTTGCTATTCCAACAAACCAAGGATTATCCCACAAAGCATTTCACACCATTCTATTGAACTTTCCTCCATTATATGTGTTTCACAAGAAAATTTATACAGAATTCCTTATATGCTTCATTGAGAAAGATTGATTAATAATGAAAAGAGCGCCCGATTGGACACTCTTGTGATTTACATATAGCAAAAAGAGCACCTTAGCGATGCCTTCGAATTAGTAAATTTTTATACATTAACGTCTCTCTCGTAGAAAACTTCGTGCGTTATTTCATATTTTTTCTCAACGTCTTCCCACGTATAGATTCCTCCAGGATACTTACCGCTTTCAAGCCCCGATATTCTACTTTTCAACGAATCTTGAAAATATTGCCCTACAGCCACTGACTTAGAATAATGATTATTTACTTCCTTAACCAAGTCTTCGCCCAGTAGTCTTCTAAATGTGAAATGCACAAATGCATTCACTACCGTTATTTTCTCATCTTGTATTCGTGTGACAGTATAATAATTACCTAAACCATCTTTTATTAAATCTCTCATGACTAGTAATTCCATTATTCGCACCCCCTTTCACAGCATTATTCGACCTTGCAAGAAAAAATCCTTCAAATATTTTGAAGATTTAAATCAACTTTTCCATTTCATACGATATAATTTGGAAAGATTGGAGGTGCAATAATGTCGGAAGTAGAAAACCAAGAATATTACTTGGAACAATTGCATGATCAAGTTTCCTTTTTAATCGATGCCTGCCACAGCTATGATAGAGGAAACTTCAAACAAGCAAAAATAATCTCATCACTCATTAGAACTATTGTTAAGGATCCAGCATCAAATGGTCGAAAAAGCAGAACCACAAGTCTTCTCACTCATATAGGAAAAAAACCTTCTATTAAAATGTATAACACTGGATTTGAGGCCAAGAATGCAAGAATCAATTTTAATTTGGTAGGAATAGCAACAGTTCCAACCTCAAAAAAATTCTTCAAAAAAAGATTTAATCATATTTATTTACCTCTTTTAGATGAGAGCCAAATTGTAGATGTAAAGTGGCTTTCCTTTGAAGAATGGTGGAATAGTAACATCTTCGTGTATGACAGCAGAGATCTCACAAACATCTTCACCCGCAAAAGAATTGTATTGACTATGGCTGAGCAGGACGGGGGCTCTCATGTCGATTCACATGAAGATATAGATAAAGAATATCTCGATTTAGCAACGGCAGCAAAAATTTATATAACTAATGTAGATTGTGAAGGTAATGAATCCCCCTTCGTAAATATGCATTACGCATTAGTTAGACAAATTGGCCACGAACTACTGATAAGTTTAATGCAAGAGTTCAAGTTTCCTTTGAGTTACAAACCAACGAACAAGATTAATCTCAGAGGAGTACCAAAGCATAAAATCAAACAACCCGGAATATTAGTTGCAGGAAAGAAAATAGAATCTACCCGTACCGCTAACCCTATAAAAGGTGTAGAAAAAGTTTCTTTCAAAAATCCTTTCTATAAACCGCCCCTTCAACAATAACTTATTGAAATAAAGTCTAGAGAAAGTTCATTTCTTTTCTACCTTTTTATTCTGTATGACTTGTATCTATTTTATGCCGATTCAACCATTTGGGGTGTTGAAGCGCAGTTGTACTATCGGTTTATTTTTCAACTGGTTAAATGAGATATTTCTGACCTTTAATGTTCAATCGTTTTTTTATCTAAAATCCTCTCCTTTTCAAAAAACAAGAGCGCCATTGAAGGCACTCTTGTTTTTTATTTCAACAATTTTTCAGCTTCAAACAATCGGCCAATCACAAAACTTGCGCCGAACCTGTAAACTTCCCCTTTATTAAAGGTATGATTATCAAGCACTTGTGGATACAGTTTTTGCATGTCTGCGTTTCGATGTTCTAACCATACTACATGTGGATCATTGTACCGATTTGCTTTTCCATAGCGCAGTGACTCGGCAATATTGTGAAACTTCATAGCTACGGCATAATTTCTCTTTTCTGTTTGTGTTGAATTATGATAGAAAGCATATTCACGAGACAAAGCTTTCTCGGACAATTCTGTTCTCCCACCAGAACTGTTTGTTGCATCGAGATCTGTGCCTAAACTTGTATATAATCGATCGGCAAATTGTCTTGAAACAGGAAACATGCCTACATAGCCAGAACTTACATAAACGTCTTCAATCCATTTTATACTAGTCTTAAATGATGCCCCATTAACATTAATGGTTTTAACTTCACTTAAATTGGCAATTTTTTGCCCAGTATGAGGGTAAATGCATGCCATGGATTGCATTATTACAACTTGACTAATACGTTCATATTTTGATGGAGTCCAATCTGTAATAGCAATCCCATCAAATAAGACAGTTTGACTTACAGAAAAAACAGTTCCTAATCCATGATCAGGTAACCACTCGGTAGAAGTACTTACTCCAATCGGCTGAACTCTCAACGCAAATTCTTTATTACTTCCTTCTTCAAGCAACTTAAAACTCTCAGTCTCGATGAAACCTTTTTCGTAAATTTCGAATGTTCTCGCTGATAATTCAGAACGTTCTTCAAAAAATGACCATCCACGTGCAATGCCCCCAGCGGGTGGATGCATTGAATTTGCTCCAATAAACTCAAACTCAATGAGGTGTTCTTTATCTTCTAGACCATCTATAACTCTTAATCCTCGAGTCGATTGCAACTCTTCTGAAGGTACATTGTTAATGTGCGTAGAAAGTACTGAATGAAATACCCCGTCAATCGTTACGTTGAAATCTCCCCCACGGTCATCCGTGTAGTGCTTTACATCGATCCTGCTACCCTTGAAGCTTTTAACATATTTCGCTCCGATTTCGGTAGTGTAATAGGATGGGGGTGATAATTTATTCCAAGTTCCGATATATTCATCTGCATTTTCGTTTAAGTACCACTCGTCGTCTTCTTCAAGAGTAGAAACAGATCCGGAACTTAGTTTGATGTAATCGTCAGCAATATCTTTATATAAATAGTAAACCGCATATTTCTTTCCACCTAACGGAACTGCTACATCAAAACGCCGATCCGCTTTCTTTTTAACGAGTATCCCCGAAGTTATTTGATTATGCTCAAGAATTAAATCGTATAAACTACGCTGATTTAACTGGTTGTCTACTTTTTCGTTATAGGCTCTTAAATTAAATTCACCCATTCGTGCATCCAAGACCTCTGTGTCTTCTGTGAAAGCACCGACTCCTTCATCAACGCGCTGCTTCAATTCATCGACTTGCGGTACAATCGCCTGCTCAAATTGCTGCTGTTTTTCTTCCTGCTCAGTACGTAATTGCGAAACAGTTGTCACACTAATACCTGCATACTCAAGGTTATCCGTTGACGGCTTAATATAAATCTTCCCTTCATATTCACCGGAGGGGAATTTTCGGCGATAGTCCGGATTTGCGGCGTCAGTTGCAGTAAATTCGATTTGAAAATCGCCGTGCTGCAAGAGTTGGTTAATAGTAAGTCGAATTAATTGAACCGTTGAATCAAAGCTGGCTGTTCCTTCGTACATGATGCCTTTATCATTCCAGATAGCTACAGCGATATCTTTTCCTGTAAGGTCGACCGTCTTGCCTGAGTAGTCACGAGGATTGAATGCCAGTTGCGCATGTTCACCTTGCTTAAAAATACTGCCGCCTTCTACTAGGTCGAGGCGTGTATGGTTTGTCATGTTCATTCGCTTATCTCTCCTTCCCTCTTTACTCGATTACTCCACTTTTTGCGAAGCTATATGTTTTCTCGCCCTTTGAAGAAAGCATTTTACCATGACTCTCAATTGTTGCGGCAATCTCTTCATCAGGTGTTTCCGCATTAAACTCAAGGTAGGCTGTGCTCTTGAAATCCGAATCAGTTGCAGTATAAACGACCGTAAAGACAACTGCTTCTCGACTTCCTGCAGCAGAGCTATGTGTTTGGTGTTGGATGTCCGTTACTTCGTATTGCATTGGTCTTCCTCCTAACGAGTGCCGATTACTTGTATGCTGATTGGTACAATCGTTCCAGTAGAAGCGTAGGCGTAGTGTGGACTGATTCTGATGGTCAATGACGATAACTCGCCTTGTGTAAACGCTCTGCTGTCTTTTCGCTCGTATACATACCATTCCTTTGCTTCTGACTGCACGAAAACCCCGAGGACCTTTGTGATGCCGAGCGTTGTCGGATCTACAATAGGAACCGTGACCTCGATGAAGTCGCCTGGCGAGTAATTCCCGGTCGCGACAGGAATGTCGAGCCGGTGAGTGTAGTTCTTGCCAAAAGCATAGTCTAGGCTTTCCTTGTCGTGCATTTCCGGAAGCACACTGAATACGCTAAACAATGTCCGATCGTTTCCTCTTACGTAGCCATTATCAATAGTGATTTTGCTTGCGCCATCACCAGAAGAAAGAGCACCAGAGAAACTTCCTCCAGCGCCCTCTAAATCACCTTTGAACTTCAAGTTGCCATCCACATCAAAATATAAGACCTTGCTGAATGCTTCTGTAAGGCTCTTCCTCGCTTCGATACTGATGCCTTCAGTCGCATTAACTATCGTCCGCACTAATTCATCTGTGCGATCTACAACCAATCCTTCTTCAGGTGTAATCGAAACGCCATTGTATTGCTGCCCCATCATCAACCCGCCGATTTCGGATGCATCGGTCGGCGCCATCTTCTCCCATCGCTGTGTTTGTGTGTTGAAAGAGTGCGGTACTTCAGGTTTCAATTGCTGCTCAAGGCTTTTAGGCTTAATCCAAATTGTCTTAGTTTCTCCAAGGGGCGCCATTTCACTGCGAATCATTTTGACGCCATAGATGGCTTGGAGCTCACGAAACACCTTGCGGACTTCCTGTTCGCTCTGTTCACGGATTTCTCCGATGATGTAGCGCTTGGAAGCTGGATTGCTAATGCTGCGAATCACGCGAAGTACCCGGGCCCGCGCATAAATAGCCGGCTTCACGTCTTTGTTTTTTACATTGATGCGATCACCTAGCCGCACTTTCTTATGCGGAAACAAATGCTCAAGCGAAACAGCTTCGACATCGTATTCGAAAATAGAGGCGACCAGCTTGTTGAGCGCCTTTGTGCCATACTCCCGAAGCTCTTCGACAGTCATCTCTTGGTCATCGCTCTCCGGTTCATAGACAGCCGTTAGATGCGTACCTTGCCAGTTCCATTCTTGGAATGCTTCAGCGTGCGTAACAGTCGTGAAAAGCCTTGTACCGTCTTCCCTTTCAGGCGTTTGGCAGTAAAGCGATGTCACAACCGCGTGAGAGTCCACGAATTTACGGAAACCGACTAAGTCTTTTCCATATTCGACTGTAAGCGACCGGTCATCACCGACACGCTCCAGGAGATCCACAAAGCGACGTGTAATGTGGCCGCCTTTGGTCTGTGTCCGAATGCGAATTTCCAAGTTAAATGCTGTGCCGACCATTCCTAAATAATCGTAACCGCCGCGCGGCCGGCTCCTATCGATAGAGCGACTGCCTTGGAACTCGACTATGCCCGGCTCGAAGATGGTCCCCGTGGTGATGAGCTGCAGGTATTGAAAAGCCGTCAATGACTCATCCGCGTCAGGCTCGATAATCTTGAGCTTGTTTAAATCGATTTCAGCACCATTCGTCCGCACTTCACGATTCGGACCATCATCTTCAGAACTGTGCACAATAAATTCTTGCCAGCCGATATCTTCATGAGGAATGAGAACGCGAACGCGCCCCACAACCTTCTCAGCCAAAGGAATGTTGTTTGGCATAAAGAAATTGAAATAGTTTGTGCCATCTTCGGCATCCTGGACATGCTCGTCGCCCCAAAATCGTCGATTTCCTCGGTTATCTAAAGTGCCGAGATATCGTCCAGTATTCTGGTGAAAGAACAATATTTTCTTTGGTTTTTCCATTAGAAATTACGCTCCCTCAATACGACGTGCGATTGCGTGGAGTCCAGTTTGTCCGCTGGCTCGAATAGCAGATTGGATTGACCGGTCGGCACATCAAAGAAATCACCACCGAAATCCTCTTCGACTTCGACCGGCTCTCCGTTGATAAGTATCAGCCCCGTATCAAAATCCATTTCGATGACATCATCTTGTCGGGCGATGTACGGCACGCCTTCCGATGGAGGGTTAATGCGAACGACTTTGGCATGCAATGCATACATTTCAGTCACTTCGGTAGTTCCTGATTGCCCGAAATGAAGCTGCAACTGCGAAAAGTTGCGAGTAAACTTGTAATCGGCATCGATGTACATTACCGAAGCGCGAGCAGTATGGCGGCCGGTCACACTGTCGACCCGCGCCACATACCCGACCCATTTATTACCGATGCGGCCCATGCGCAGAACGCCTTCAAAGTCTCGCCACTCAATGCCTTTTTGACCAGCTGAGGACAGGATAAATTCTCCTGACGCATCGCCGAGACGAATTTCCACACGGTTCCCGTAAGCTCCGGCACCAATTCGTTTCATCGCCAGCTTGCCCACGAATTGCCCTTGATCGTCAAGCAAATACCACTCCAACCTGCCTCTCGCCTTAATGGATGGATTCTTGAAGGTAATCTTTACTTCCAGCAAGAAATCAACGAGAGGCTCGGACAAGCTCGTCTTTTCAGCCGGCCCGTGCCAGTCCTCTCCCTCGCCAAATGACACAGCGCGGAAGGAATAACCGTTGGCTTCAATCGATCCGCCTTTCAATCCTCCATCAACAAAAGCATCCGTCTCCGTCCAGCCAACCTTAAAGGCCATCGGGTTGTTCAGAATGATGGTTTCTGGATCCACTGCCACATCTGATTCGTCCAACTGGCGGCCGATGCGCTTGTAACCCTGGTCGTTGAAGATGTCCAGGTGCGTTATCGGCTCTTTTACCAAGACTTTCACATATGGCGGCGTTTCTTCTGCCCCCTTGTTGTAAAGGACGGCCATTCCATCTTTGATCGAATAAGTATCCGGTTCAGATAATTTAAACGGCCGTGGGCAAAGAAAACTCATGGTCGCTTTGTAGAATCCTTCTTTTTTGTAGCTCGGCGTCACCCCGGCATATAGGCCGTAATATGTACGATCGAGCTCGTCACCAAACTTGATGGGCACTTCTTCTTTCGTGTTCAGCAGTTTATTCAGATGTTCCATGACCTTCTGCAGCTCTTCTTTGGATTCTGCAGCAATCAGGATTTCTTGATTGATTTTCCGTGGAGGATACTCGATGTTCTGCACGTAACCGCCGTACTGGCCAGGCACTTGCAAAATTTCGATTGACCGGTCCAATAGCTCGCGGCCATCGTCCATTCCTGGAATAACGTATTCCGACAAATCAATTCCATTAAAAAAAATGGGGAACACAACTAAGTGCTCCCGCATTTCACGTGTGATCCACATTAATTTGTCCCCCTTCTTCTGCTGGTCGCATTCCGTTGATATGAATTGCGATCCATTTCATCTTTCATGTCGTCCGCTGTAGCGCGCGCAAATTCGCGCCCGTTGATATTAAACACAGTATCGCCTTGGTAGACTTCCACCGGTTCGATTTCAGCAGCGAAAGACTTACGCACAACTCCCATATCTGCTCTGTTGAGAGATGTGTCGAGCTGTGCAGAGGCGCGCATGTCAGCCATCGCCAATTGAGGACTAAAAGCATTGCTCAATCCGCTGGATAGCTCAGTCACGGCTCGGAACGCCTGTCCACTAGTCTTATTAATCCCTTGAACAATACCTGGTGCGAACCACTTAGCCACGTTTGCAAAGGCACGGGAAGGCGAGTGTGTATCGGTATCTTTCTTGAATCGACTGATCAAACTTGTTGCTAATCCACCGATAACTCCCAGCCCTTCAGAAATCTTAGATTTGATACCGGAAATTACGCCACCTACTAAATCAGCGCCAGCCGATACCATATCATCAACAAATTCAAGCACTTTGCCCGGCATTTTTGCAACAGCCTTGCCGACTTCTTGAACAGCATTGCTCATTTTCTCTTTGATTTTGTTTTTGATTTGCTCAAAGAGATCTGCCGCCTCTTGTTTCAGTTCGTTTATCTTTATCAGCGTTTTTACTTTGAGCTCTGCCCACTTGGCCAAAGCCTGATTCTTCAAAAGCAAGACTTTCCCAACGATCTTATTCGCTAGATCAACGAAATAGTCTGTTGCCTTTTGTTTCAATTCATTAATTGTAATCAACGCTTTGGTTTTCAGTTCAATCCACTTGGCTAACGCTTGGTTTTTCAAGAGCAGCATTTTCCCCACGACTTTATTAGCCATTTCTATGGTTTTTTGAACTGCCGCTTCTTTGATTTGATTGAAAATTTCTTTTACTTTTCCAAATATTGTTGATAGGACTGTGCCTATATAGCCCTTAACAGCATCCCAGATCCGCGAAATTGTTGATTTAATTAGTTCCATTTGGTCTGATACCGCTGTTTTCATACCCTCAAAGTCACCTTTTACAAGTGCTTTTAAGAAGGCAAGAACATTTGAAAAAGTTCCTTTAATATACTCCCACACCGCCGAGATAACTTCCTGTACTGCTGTCATGTATGCCTGAATAATCGTATAAACTGCTGGGAACTTCTCTTGGATCCATGCCATGATTTTATCTACTGCTGCTGTTACTAGTGCAGAGATAACAGTCCATGCGGTTTTTGTCCACGTTGAGATTTTGTCCCAGTTGGCGATAATTAATATTGCCAAGCCAATGATAATCGCAGAAATCCATCCTATCGGCCCTAGTGCGATCACCCATGCCGCTGCCATTCGTGCTGCATGGAAAAGAGCTTTCGTGCCCATAAGCAACCACTTGGCCGTCCACATAGTTGCAGTCCAAGTAAGTTTAGCGATGAGTTTGATCATTGATAGTGACAAGCCGCCAAATAATGCTTTCGCCAGTAAGATGACCGGGCTAAGAGCTATCAGGCCGCCCACTAAGACGAGAGCGCCTGCGGCTATCTTCCCGAACCATGGATGAGCCTCCATCATTTTGTTGGACCACGAAGTAAAGGAATTAACCATTTCTAATATTTTCTCGCCCGCAGGAGCTAACGCGACACCAAGATTTTTGATGAAAGTTACGATTTCGCCTATCGTTGATACTACGACCGGACCATTCGTCTTAATATAATCGATGAAGTTTTGGAAGCCTTGACTTTCGCTGAGTGCTGCCGACCATTTTTTAAAGCGTTCCATCATATCTTGCAGGCTACTCATCATATCTGCTGATGATGGTGCGAATGCCGCAAATGTATTGATGATGCCCTGAAACGCATCGCTGAAGATGGACCGAATCTTTGGCATGTTCTCGCTCACATAGTTCACAAACGATTGGAACTTCTCGCTTTCGCTTAGCCCATCCGCCCATTGCCGGAACGATTCGGACATTTTCAAAAAGCTGTTTTGCGTTTCGGTGGCCAGCGGACCAAAAGCCTCCATCATATTGAATAAGCCCATGACGAAGTTGCCGGCTGCTTGTGTGATGGTTTCGAGTGCTGGCCCTGCAAAGTCACCTAAGAAACTGAAGAAGTCTTTTACGTCTTGTGTCTCCAAGCTGCGATTAAATGAATCCATCAGATTGTTCACGGATGTTACAACATTCTCAATCATCGGACGAGCCAAACCGAATACGCCAGTAAGCCCTGTGAGCCCTCCACTAAACGCCGTTAAGACGCCAGGCTCCATGTCCTTCACTAACTTACGGAACGTCTCCTGGAAGTCGCGTAATGCAGAGTGCGCTTCTAACTGGGGGCCACTCATATCCTTGAAGATACGATTCATTTCTGCAAGATGCTCATTTGCTTTTTCAATATCACCGGCTGCTTTTGCATCGGCTATTTTCATTTCTAAATCGGTGATTTCACTCGCTTTGTCGAATACACCTTTGAGCGCTGGTATTGCAACTGTTGCAAATCCAGCCGCGCCAATACCCGCTGCGCCAAATGAAGTAGCAAGCGCAAAAGTTGATCCGAGTATCGTGCCGATCATTGGGCCGAGCTGCCCAATCAAGCCAATTGCCGAAGCGACGACAGGCACCGCCGCAGGACTCAGGAACATTAATCCTCCTCTGCCCATGACAGATGCGACTTCACCAATATTTCGTGAGAAATTCGCAATTTGCCCCATTACGTTTTTATAGTTACTAAATCCTGCACGAATTGGAATCACAATGCGCTTCTTGCCCAAGGCGAGTGCTTGAGCTCTCACTAGAGCTGCACCACGCATGAAGCCTTGAATCGCTGCTGTGATCGTTACTTCGCTGTCGCCTCTTTGAATCTCTTTTTTCTTAGCGTCGATCGCCGCTACTTTGGCTAGGAAGTTTCGGATATTAGCCGAAATTTGAACATCAACGCCGCTGGCCGTCTTGCGAATCTGAGCATCCACTTGCTTGAGCTTTTGCTGAAATTCGCGAATATTCGCCCCTATATCGGCTTGGAAACGTTCTTTCATGTGATTCCTCCTTTCTGGATTACTTTTGGTCGATATTTTTTCAGTGCCTTCATTGCTCTGCGGTGTAAGGTCGGGTCGAACGCTTTCTTCGTTTTCCCTTCATCGTTTAGAATCTCTTTGCGCACTTTGTCGCCATCGTACAGATCCTTGAGAGTAACCTTCTTCTTACTGTTCTGAGCTTTCGCTGTGAATAGAGCGTTTGCTGCGTGCAATTCGTACTTATCGATTTCACGCAGCCTAGCGCCCTTCACAAAGTTTTTGAATTCCCTAGGAGTCCAGGAAAAGATTAGATCGGCATCGTATACTCCAAGATACTGAGCCGCATCGATTAAGACTTGGTCGTAGTCTATGCCTTGATTTCCTTCTTCGCTTCCTGCATGAAGAGATACGACTTCTTGTTCATCTCTCTCTCCTCCTCGTTCTTGCCAAAGTCTTTCATGAGCTCGATATTTTTCCAGTATTTCTGAACTTTTTTCTTGAAAAAAGCCGATTCATCAATCGCCTCGTATGCTTCCTTGAATGCAGCCTCTGTGTCTCCGTCTTCTTCAAAGCGTTCCTCGAGCGCTACTTCGATTTCAGCAACTTTCGGCTTGTTTTTAGGATCATAGTCAAGTGCGCAATCCCAGAAAGCCACAAGCGCGTCATTGTCGAACTGCATCAATCCGTTGAAAACTGTATCGAAGCCGTTATCTGGATCAGAGTCCTCTTTCTTTTTCGAATACTTTTTGTCAGCCAATTTGCTGAATCTAAAATTGCATTTACCTTCGAAGTCTTTCCCGTCTACTTTAAGAAATGCCATGTTTCCTATTCCTCCTATGAAATTCAAAATTTGTGTAAAGAAAAAAGAGGCAGGTTATCCCGCCTCTCTGATTAAGCTCCTGTTGGTGCCTGTTCTTGCTCTGGGAACTCCCCAGTTGATGTGCCTGGCGCTTCAAATCCGTATGTCGCAAATTCGATTACCTCTACAGGCAATGGATCGATTTCTCCTTCAACGGAATTGCCCAAAACCTGCACTGTGGACGAAACTTCCACAAACCCATCCTGCGGCGCCGACTTCTCTACCGTTTCCACTAGAGCATAAGCAAATAGTGTATTATGCTTGCCATTTTCATTCAGATTCAAGTCCACTTCCCACAGCTTGACTTGTTTCTTTTGCCGAATGCCATTGATGATTGCTTTCTGGCCCGGGTCTGTTGTATCGCCATAGGCAGTAATATCAAATGACTCTGTCGTTTGGCCATATCCTAGAATGCGACCGAACTTTGTATTTTCATCGACTAATTCGTTTTCCATTGAGTGCGTATGTTCTGTGGAGTTACCAATTACATATCCACTTGCCGCAAGCTCTGCACTCGTTGATTGAACGAGCAAGATTGAATCTTTACCTTGTTGCATCAGCGTTCATCTCCTTTAAATGTTTTTGATCGTAAATGTAAAGCTCGCCAGTCCATGCTTAATCCGCGGATCAATGTCATCAATGACCTGAAGCGACGGATAACTCACCGAAAGTAATTTAAAAGGACCCTCGATTGAGAGCCCTTTACCGATTGCTTGCATGATGGTATTCAGCATTTCCTGCGCTTCTTTCTTCCCGGAATACGTGGACCAGGCGTGAATGACCACCGAGACTTCTTCTTTGAACGTATTCTTTGTGGCGAGTGGATCTGTGGTCGGGGCGCCAATCGTTATATATGGATGCACCAGCCCATCTTCTACAGCGTCATGAACGCCGGTTGCAATCGCCATAACCGCAGCATCAGTGGATAGGCGTTGAAATATCGCCTGTTGCAACGGCCATAAGCTCGTTTGAATCATTTGCCTAACCTCCTCATTTCTCTGCGGAAATAACGCTCTCCGGCGTCAACAGCTGGATTCCAGTAGGGTTGTGCAGGCATACCGGAAGTCGTCACCCATTTCCCGAGCTTTGGACTGAAATAAGACCAAGGAATCTTCTTAGCGCGACTGCCTCCGGGGCCTTCCGCATAGATGCCGGTACCATACTCCACGTAAATGGCGTATTCGGCCGTCACTCGGACAACCGCCTTTAACCCGCCATCAAAGATCTCCATCTCGATGGAATCTCGCAAGTTGCTGCTATCGACCGGGGCACGTGCTTTGGCTTCTGATTGGATGAGCTGAGCCGTTTCAACAACGATGCGCCGGACTTCTTCCAGAATCTGATCGCCAAACTCCGCGACAGCCGACTGCAATTTACGATTACCAATCTTAACGCGACCTCTAGCCATTCGGCACCAGCTTGAGCATGAGCTTCATGGTTTCTCTCTGGCCGCCTTGGTCCTGCGGCTTTGATACGAGCTCATATGTCTCGACGGTGCTGTCATAGCGAAAAAGGCATCGCATTTGCTCTTTTACATCGGTGCGATACGGATAGAATAGGTTGCGATCCAGCGTGTAATTCAGCTGCTGCGCTTGAAATAACTCTTGGCTGTTCGGCGTATCGAGGAAGCCATTGAAGTCTAGGACCGTTACCCAGTCCTCTTTGTAGCCGCCGCCGCCATCTGGAACCTTGCCGACTATCTGGAACTCGACATGGTGTGGAAATTCCTCATTCATCCCATTTCACCTTCCGATAAGGCGCCAGGTGACCTTTCAGTTCTTCCGGCACCGACGTATCGTAGGAATAAGAAACGGTCCCCATTGAACGGGATTTCAGCCCCGTTTTCATCGTGTTCCGTTCGATTGCCTTGGCCAGATAGATTTTCACGCCGCCCGGGATTCGCAACTTGCCTTCTGCCGTATAGCTGAATTGATTATTCGTGTGCGCCATTACTGATTCAAGAAACAACGGCAGCATCGTTTTGATGTATGCATCTTTGCTGGTGTCGCTTTCGGACATCTGCATGATCGCTTTGATTTCATTTACATCTTCTTGCTCGGGAATGAATTCGACTTCCATTCAGTCCACCTACTCTCCGAGGATTGCTTTTACGTAGTCCTCTTTAACCGCGTCAGATTTGTACTCTACACCTTTTGCGCCCAGGTAAGCCTTCAGGTCGTCGTTCTTCACTTTCTTGAGCTCAGCTTCAGTGAACGTCGAATAATTGGCTGCTTCTTCTGCTGCTACCGTTTCTTTCATTTCTGCTTGAGCTTCTTCTACTTTTGGCTCTACGGGTGTACGTGTGCGATCTGCACCTTTTGAATACTTTGCCACGTCGTCGTCCTCCTTCGATTCAATGTCTGCCGCGCGGGTTTTTCCTTTTAGGATTTCCACGTTTTGCGTATTGTCTTTCATTTCCGTGTTTTTGGTCTTCGCCTGTTCACGTCGCATTCGTTGAAATGTTGTTGCTCCCACTCTTCCTGCCTCCTCTCACGAATATAAAAAAGAGAGGCGAATCGCCCCTCCGAATCATCAACCGTTCGTAATCATTTTCACGATACGGATTTGTTTTCGATCGTATACGCGATTCCAGTTTGAGCCAGTCGCCAATTCAGCATTGCTTGGTGATTTACCTGCAACTTGTGCTGAAGTGAATGCAATGCCACGTGGGTGCAAGATGAAGTGTTTGCGGTTGATCAGGATGTCATCCCCAGCCAATTTATCGCGGTCTGTTTCTGTTTGAACATCAGATGGCGTGCCGTCAGCATATCCAAGAGCGCCTGGGCCGAAAAGGTAAGATGTGTACTGACCGCCAGAGACCGGAACACCATCGTCTACGATTACACGCTTGCCATCGAATGTAGCAAACTCTGTATTTGTAGCTGGGTCCACTTTGTACTCCAACAAACGCAAGATTTTCAAGTTAGAATAAACGCGAGAGTGAACGACGATAGCCGTTAGGCCGCCCTGGGCATCACCAAGAAGCTGAGAGCCTTCGATGATAGTCTTGCCATCAGCCTTCGCTTCCGTGTTTGTGCCGCCTTCTGTGAAGTCGATTTGGTTATTTGCCATAGAAGCAGATGAGAACACACCTCCCAAAGTCGCGATTGTTGCTGCTTGCATACGGCGTGTCCAGTAATCAGCTGCACGGTTACCGATTGCTGCCATTGGATCAGAGCCTGCAAGGTCTCCCGCCAAGTCGTTTGCCGCCCATGCTTTACCACGGAGCAATTTAACAGCCACATCTTGACCAGCGTCAATTTTGTCCGGCGTCAATGCGACGGTATCGGACAGAACTTCGTCGTCCCCGTCAAGATCATTCCAAAACGGCATATTCAGGGTGCGGCCGCCTCCGCTTGCCAATACCTGCAATTCGTCGTTTGTTGCGATAATACCGGACTGATAAAGAGCTGAGAGCTCCATTGTGCGATTGATTACGTATGGATTGAATACCTCAGGGACGATAACGTCCGAAATAAGTGTTTTTGCCATTGATTAATGTTCCTCCTTAGGCTTGTGCCTGTAATTTTTGTGCAAGTGTCGGATCTTCCCGCATCAGGCGACCTTGCTCAGTGAGATTGAATGAATCTTTCTTCCACGGGTTCTTCTGGCCGGATGGAACTTCACTGCCTGGCGGAACGTGCGGATTGCGGCCCTTGAGTCCTGCTGGCGTCTCTTCTTCGGCAAATAAATAAGCGTCACTCTCTTTGAGTGCGCTCAGTTGATCGTCGAGACCGAGAAGCTTGTCTCCATCCAGTTTGATTTGTTCAGCGTCCAGGAGCGCTTTGACAGCTCGTGGGTTCTTCGCCTTAGCTCCATGCAGCGCTTCGTTCAACTTAGCGTCGAGAGCTTGCTGCTGAAGCTTTTCCTGATACTTGGTATCTTTGTCAGCGTTCTCTTGTTTCAAACGGTCAATTTCATCAGAGAGGTCTTTGCTGTCCTTTGCCGTTTTCTTCAAGTCGTCCAGCTGCGTATCACGGTCTTTCAGTTGAGACTTCAGTTCCTTGTTATCCGCATTGACTGCATCAAACTTGTCTTTCGGGAACCAATTGCCATCACTGACGACTGCAATCTTTTTATCTCCAGCTTTTACAGACACCTGTTGATACAATTCTTCGCCAAGCAATTCTTTTAAATCCATTTCCATTCTCTCCTTTTGTTGATGTTTTTTGGCGTGTCACACCTCACGCAGAAAGGGTACGCTTCTTTTGGGTCTAGCCTTTAAAAAGACCGGATGCTCTTAAGCCCGAACCGGCAGATGATGGATCACCAAACCTTTCTCGAATTTGACTTATGGTAAAGCACAATCCATCACCTCCTCAAAGTATTTAAGCTGAAGCAAACTCCTTATACCATTCCTCATACGTCACAAAAGGAATGACCGTGCTCGGCGGCTGCAGCTCTTTCGTCGCCTTCTTGACAGCTTGCTTATACGTCATGCTCTCATCAGCCATATACTGCTCAATGCGGTCTGCAAGCTTCTGCTGATACTTGTCGTCCATGTAATCACGGCCCCTGCGATATTCCGGAAGCTTTCCGTTGATTTTGTAGATCACGACGCATCGGCAATTGATAGAGAGCGATGCAGCATCGACGCCGACCCATAAGCGAGGAGCCAGTGTGTAATTCGTCTTGTAATGAAAGACGCCGTTCTTGTCTGCATCCTGGCCATCGAGTTTCCGGTGGGATTTCCGCACCCGGGTATCAAGCGATGACGTCCACACCTTGGTCGCTTTGCTGTACGCGGATGCTTCTTCGAATACTTTCTCCCCAGCAATACTCCGGGCGCGTCCTGCCTCTGTCCTGGCGACTGTACGTGCTTTGTTGCTTGAGAAGCCGAGGACTCGCTCTAATCGCTTCGCCATCACCCAATAGCTTTCGCCGGCTTGAATGCCCTCAGCGAGCTCGATATTGATTTTGCGCACCGTCTCGTTTCGATGTTGCTGCAGAATCTTTGGCAAGGTGAGCTCAGCAATCGGATTCAGTAGCACTTCCTTGACCGTTGCTGGTGAAGGTAGGCTGAATCCTTGCGCGGCTGGTGGCTGCACTTGCGAAATCAGATAAGCTGAGAGCAAATACTTCTCCAGGTACTGCGTCTCCTGAAGGGCTCGCATATCCTTCACAATCTGCCGATAGTCATCCGTTAGCATCTGTGTGATCCGTGCCATTTCCTTGTCGAATCGATTGTATTTCACCATTTCAGTCGATGTGAGCTTGCCATCCTTCTCGTATTTCTCAAACATACGGGATAGTTGGTCCAAAATGGTCTTGAGGCGCCGGTTAAAGACTCGCTCTAAATCATCCTCAGCTTCCATCAGTTTTTTATCGAGTAGATCCTCGATGTCGAATTGGTTCATTGCTTCCTCACGCCCGTTCCTTTACAGGAAGGACACTGAATCTGTTTGGCGGTCGCTGGACTCGTTATCTTGCCGTCACCGTTACACTCCGGACAAGGAAACTCGTCATTGCCATTAGTTTGCTCTTGAGCGTTTGATGAACTGGCGCCGCCATTTGGTTCGTCGTCCTCGTTCAAGGGCGGCAATGATTCCCCGAAGCGTATCGCTTCTTCTTCCAGTCGCCGCATCTCCAGTTCGACATCTTTCACCCACGGATGGTTTTCGAGAATGGTTTCCTTGCTGGCAATACCCGCTGAATTCTGCCCCATCTCGATTTGCTCGGCCTCATTGGTGAGCATCGACTTATTGAAAGTGAACGTCAGGTCCTTATAGTCATGGTCCTTTTTCTCGGTGATGTTGATATATTCGACCAGGAACCACGCAAAGTGCTTGAGGCCCTTCGTGAACTTCCGTTCCATGACGCTCGCTTTCATGTCCAGCAGCTGGAACAACTGCCGAAGGGCGACCCCGGACGGCGCATTGCCGAACTTGTCCATGGAAACATCAGCGCCTTGGCCAAAGTAAAAAATATCCTTCGTGTAACGATCGAGCACACTGTCTACGGCTGTTACCGGCACTTCTGCCTGTTTGGTATCAACGCCGCCGTCTTTGTCCGTAGCAATCATCTTGAAGCGTTTTAGGTTCGTCATGAACTCTTTTAGGTTGGTGCCCTGATAGCCTTTGAGGATATAGATCAGCGATTGCATTTCATCCAGCGTATTCAGTGTGTCGGAAGTAATCAGGTCATAGGCATCAATGTAATTCTTATAGAACTTCAAATCACCGAGCCGTTCTTCGTTATTGATGAACTCAACGAACGGGACCTCTTCCCAGCCATAGCCTGTGCCGTTGTAATAAAAGTGAGGCGCCGGATTGACTTCTTCCGACACATCAAAGTAAATCTCGCCTTCGATAATCTCGAAATAGGTCACTTGCTGCTTATCCCAAAGCTCGACTTGCTAGTCTTATCATCAACGCTATACACGCGGATGGCATGCAGCAGGTTCTTCTGCTTAGACCGGTCATAGATTGGGATGACTTCCTCTTTCGGAATGCGGATATAATCAAACAGGCCATCAGCATCAATATATGGATGCAGCCATTCGCGCCCTTTGTTCGATACGTTCTTGATCAGTTCCGGAATCACGTCCTCAAATTCATCTGAGAGCATTTCCGTCACTTTCTCAAGCAGTTTCGCATCATCTGACTTGGAACCAATCGTGATGGGCTTGCCAGCCAAATAGCCGGTCTTCTGATCAACCAGGAGCTTGTGGAATCCTGAGGACAGTTTGTTGTTCTTGGCATCCCGGTCGGCTGTCTTCTGGTTGTTTTCGCCATATTTATAGATCACGCGGCTTTGAATGTCGGTTTCGCCCATGTAATAACGGACGCCTTCGTCATCCCCTTTAGTGGACTCGACATGCTTATCGACCATCTGTTTGACGATATCCTCCGTCAATGGCTTGCCCTCTTTAATGACTTCAATCAGTTCTTCTGTATGGGTTGGATCTCCTGGATACATGCATTCACCTCTTTTACGTTAGGATCCACATCGAATCTTTCGGACGATAGAACGCCAAAACGACCGCATCCGCCCTATCAGGGGATTGCAGTCCGCGCTTCTTCATATCCTCTTTTCGTTCCAATGCGATTTTGCCTTTGCTGGTCATCCGGTACTTGCGGGAAGTGAGCTGTGAAATGAGCTTGTCGTCATTCGGGAAGTCGACTGTACTCGGGCCGCCTTGCAGATGCCTGGATAGATTATCATTCAGCATCTCCCGAACCACGCCCCATTGCTCGGTCCCGACATTCTCGTAATGTTCAAAGTCGTTTGCTTTGCCGTTATTCACGACCGGATAGACTTTATATGGAAGCCGCTGCTCGTAAATGGCTTCTTTCAATTGGTCAGTTACACCACCACCGACGCCGCTGTCATCCACTTTGATGTAAATCTCTCTCAAATGAGGATGAGCTCGCATCAATTCACGAGCCGTCGCCAGCACATTACCGGTCGTTGCGGTCGTGTCTTGTTTTCGATAGGTAGCGAGTGGCAGCACTTTCTCGCCGATGCGTGGGGCTATGATCGTTTCATCATCACCAAAACGCGCCACATCGACGCCGAGATCTGCAATGGTCCATTCGGGAGAAATGTTTAGGCTTGCTGATACGGCTACATCGACAATCTCCAATGGAATGAACGCATCTGCCTCAGCTCGTGGAAAGTCGCCGAAAATCCGTACTCTCGCCACATCGCTATCTCGACCGTACTTATCAAGTAGCATCTCAATATTCTTCTTGCTGGTCCGGCTGCTGTCCATACTGGAAACCTTATGCGTTTTGTAATGATGCCGGTCTTTGTTGTGTGAATCATAGAACGTGCCGCTGGTGCGTGTTGGGTTTCCGAACATGACCAGCTTGTTGTATTCTCCCGAGAGCGTCCCGAGAATGGCTTCCATGATGTCGTCTGCTACCCCGGATGCTTCGTCCACGATGAAAAGCATGTGGTCTTCGTGAAAGCCCTGCATGTTCTCAGGCTTCGTAGCAGTCCGAGCAGTAGCAAACCAGCGTTCTTCGTATTTCCGCATATAGATTTTCGTTTTGGTCCATTTCAGCAGCGTTTTCAACAGGGGGCTTTTCGATTGCCATTTGCTGACCTCGGCCCACAGGACATCGTGTAACTGCTGTTTGGTCGGGGCGGTAGCAATGACCTTCGGGAAAGGGAAACACGTCAGGAACCATAGCGTAATGACGGCTTCTAATCCCGTTTTCCCAACACCCTGACCCGAACGGACGGAAACGTGCGTATTATCGACGATGTCCTGCAGCACTTGCATTTGCCATGTATCCGGCTCAAAACTGCATACTTCCCTGGCGAATGTCCAAGGCTCTTTGCGGTAAACGTGAATGCGCTTTTTAAACTTTTCCATTCTACTCATCAGCTGTCACCGCATCTACCCAGTCATCAATGGCGTCGTCATAATCGCCAGAGTCTTCAAGTTTTAATCGTTCAATTTCGACTCTCATCTTCTCAGCCTTCAATTCATCAATCGACAGCAGACGCTTACTCAGCTCCTGCATGGCCTTCTGCTTATCATGAAGCTTTAGGGATATTCCATCTCGTCCCTGTTTGACTTCGCTGATCAGAGTGCCGTCTACGGATGCTGAATCGTTGAGATGGATGAAGCTTTCTTTGAACGTAATCTCCGCACCTTCTTTATCTGTCATGACTTGACCATGCTTATCTCTGACCACGATTTCTCGTGAGCCAAATTCCAGGAAGTCATTGATGTCCGCAAAGGCCATTTTCATATACTCGCGGGCTAAGTCTCCTGCATCGATGAACAGCTCATTCTGCATTTCTGCTTTGAGCCTTCGTATCTCGCTCTTTATGCTAGGATTCGTTAGGGCTCGTGAGCCTTCTACTCTCGCTGTTGAATATGCACATCCATATGTTTCTTGATATGCCTTCGTAGCATTGAAATGCCTGATGTAATGCAGACAAAACTGCTGTTGCTTTTCGTTAAGCTCAGATGATTCAATCACAGGGTTTCGGGTTGCAACCTTCGTGCTTTTGGTTGCATCCTTTTTGCTAGATGCACCCGTTGAACCTCTGGACCATCCTTCGCGGCTCTTTCTGCTTTTCAGCGTCCCTAGTTTCAGGCTGTGCTTTTCAGCCAGAGCTGCCAGTGTAATCTTGTTGGATTCCCATTCACTCCGAACCGCTTGCCAATCCATCTACATCACCGCCGCCTCCATTCATCCGTTGCATGGTGTATCACCTCTTTCGCGCTATTTGCATTTCCAGACGTAAAAAAGCCTCCCGATGTGTATCGAAAGGCTTTCAAGATTGGGGAATAAATCCCGTATTTTATTTGCAGGCCCCGTCCAGGTGTGTCGCTCGAACAACCTTCCGCGCCGACCTGCCTCCCATTGTACTATGCGCAGATTTCGCAATTCAACAATTGCCGGAAGTGGTCGTTTTGGCATAATTGGCTGATAATGTCCTCTTTGACATCTCGCACTTTATCACGTGACATTTCAAGGTGAGTGCCGATTTTGCGATAACTCATTCCTTCAAGCATGCAATCGAATACAATCTTATTCTTTTCTCCTGCTAAGAAATCTGGAGCCTTCTCCACGGCATAGATATAGGCCTCGTATTTCTTTAGACGGTCCCATTGCCTCTTGTCACGCAGATCCATAGCTTCCATTTCTGCTGCGCTACGAATAGAAGATCCTTTGGGCATAGCAGCATCAATGCCGTACTGTGCAACTCCCCAGCTGTTCATCGGGGGATGATAACCGTATATTATCATTTGCAAGCGAGTGACTTCGTTTTTCATCCATCGGTAATCCCTAATCAATTGCTCCATATCATTAAAACTCATCCAAACTCCCCCTATCGTCTTCTTCGATATGCTCCGCCTTGCTTCTGATATGTCTCCCGATTTACACCCATGATTTCTTCCCATTCCTTGCGACTGAGCTTCTCTTTTGGTTTCTCCCTTACCACGTCATTCCGCGGGCTCTTCGCGTCTGAGCGGCTAACTGTGAGCCCTTTTTCTTTAAGCTGGTCTTGTGTGGTTCTCATCAGCATCATTCTCCTTCTTGAAAATAAAAAAGAGGACACAAAACAGCCTTTAAGCTGTCTTGTGTCCTCCAGTTGACTGGTGGGACTATAATTTTCTCAAATAAGTATTGGTTAATTCTATTCCATTTTTCAAGATGCCTTGATTAAATTTCAAGGGAATCGTATTTGCGACAAATTCGTTTCCTAAAGAATCTTTGCCCCTGATTTGCAAAACAGCTTCACAAAAGAGTTTGTTTACAGGTCTAATCATTATAAGTAACCCGTGAAATTCTCTAGGTTCTCCTTCGATTACAACGTGTACAAAGTTATTCCAATATTTCTCAATAACAAGATCATCAGATGAAATTATTATTTGATCTATTTGATGGAAGACTGAATTAGAATTTTCTATTACAAGCCAAGATGCACTATTAGAGATGCCTTTTGTATAAGAAATTTTAAAAATTGGTATTTGGCTAAACTCCCATTGGTCTTTTTGTAAATTTATCTGTTTTTTTATAAGTGTGGTATTTACAGTAGCTATTACCGCTGCTACAACAGCAACTACTGCAATCGCTAATTGGATGTAGTCGCTATTCACTGCTTTCCCCCTTATCTAATCTGCATAATTATGTCCTCCAGTTGACTAGTAGACACAATTACGTCATTAAATAATAAAATCTTCCTTTTTTAAATTTTCGAAATCCAAAAGAATTTCTCGCATTAATACGTTATTAAACCCAACCATTTTCATATATTCTACAAAATCTTCTTTATCAAAGTTTTTATACGTCAATACATAGAATAGATAAAATAATACTGTACTTTTATCTATGTGCATTAATTCATTATCGTCTGAAAGCCACTTTTCAAAAAAACTTATTATACTTTCTTTATTCTCCTGTAAAATAGAATCTAACTCTGCGATTGTTTTAATATTGAAATGACTCAAAGCTCCGAGGTTATAAGGTTTATAGGAGTAATAGTTCTCTATATGAACGTTATTTTTTATATTTTCCATACTATTAGATATTTCATCGACTATAGATGACTTTTCCATATACTCGGATAAGGAAATCTTATCAATGGCGACATTTAAAGTTTGATTTTCTAATTTAAGTTCTACTTCTTTTTCGTAATTTTCGAGAAACTCTTTTATTCTATAAAATTCATTATCTGCTATTTCGAGTAGACTAGATATCCTGGAAAAATCTCTTCTTATACCTTCCGGCAATTCATTTTTTGTTTTATATCCTAAATCGTGTTCGATTTCTGCCCATGCATGCTGTAATATTGATCTTATTTGAATTTCAAATTTTATATCTTTAAAATCTTTGTATTCGATAAATTCTAGTCTTTCTTCTTTAAATTCTACAACAAAATGTAAAGAAGAATAGCCAAATCTATCGGGATCTGTAATTCTTTTATCAACTGAATTCTCTTCATCAATTTTAAATTCTTTTTCTATTATTTTCGCTATTAAATCCACATCTATATTAAAATAAGTTATTATTCTTATTCCAACAATATCAGTTATATCTTTAAGTTCATTGTATTTATCTTCTTTTTTGCTTATTTTGTTCTCCAAGCTTTTCTTTTCTTTAACTCTGGCTTGAACATCATGAACAATTATAGCGTTTTCTTTTATAAGTATTTCGATTAAAGTCTTTAGTCTCGGCTTTAACGCTTCTAATATAGTTAAGTTTTTTTCAAAATCATTAATGATTTTCTCTTTAGTCAAAACTCTTCCCCCTCATCAAAGTTCACACGCCGGACTTTCCCCTCATGCGTCTTGATTCTTGTCTCAGCATGAGGTGGTAGCGCCCCGAGCTTGACCTTGCCGTTTGAAATCAATAGCACATGGCTTCCCGGTAATTCCAGTATATCCAAAATCAGTTCGCCTGTCTCCGAAATTTTAACATCTTGTAAGCGCATTGGATCCCTCCATCCTCTATCTCTTCGCTTAGTAGCTAATCAGCACATCCACGCGTGGCGTCATGCTATACAGTTTCTTCACCGTTATGCTGACCACTTGGCTGTCGTCCTGCCAAATAACCTTGAACAATCCATCCTTCACACCCTTCGCTAGATTATCAACGTCCGGCTTTGTAGTCGGCAGCAATAACCCTGCGGCAATAAGCTCCTGTTTCGGCCGCGTCTGATACTTCTTCGGTGTCGGCTGATAGAATGTCAGCTCCAAGTGTATCGGACCCTGAATGAGCTCCTGTGGCTTGTGCTGGGATGCAACGAGCTTCACGTATTGTTTGAAGTCCCGTGATTTTGCCGGATCGTAGAGAACCGTCTTGCCGGTGAAGCTTTTTCCGGCTCGGGGACGACCCTGGGCGACTGGCTGTCCGACTATTTCGAATGCAATTTGGTTCATCATTTAACACTCCGGAATATTTTATCCAGTTCCTCTTCGTGCTTTTTCGCTTTATACTCTATCTCGCTCATAACTTCGAAATAAGCTACAGAGTCGGTGGCAATTCCATAGATTGCGTTGCTGCCTTCTCCGCCGTTGAAAAGGATGTATTCTTCGTATTCAAGGTTGTTCATAACTTCGCTCATCGCTTCTTGGACATTGTTGGCCTTCACGGTTCTCACAACTGCCTTGCCGATGCCTTTAATGTGATATTGAATGCAAATGTTCTCCACGCTATTACCCCCTCAATTAATCTGCAGCAGTCGATCATACTCGTCGACCAGCCGCCGTTCTTCCATGTCCTCGAAATAGCTTTCGGGTTTCCCTGTCATCACAGACAGGCTGGTGATCATGCCTTGTCTATCCTCTTCAGTCATTGCTTTGCTCCTTTCAACTTCTTCAGCCTTTCCCCCATTGCTGACAACTTTTTATCCCGTTTTCGGATTTCGGATTTTAGATAAGCAATCTCGGTATTCTCTGAAGAGTTACCCGGCTGAATAGAAATGTTCATCTTGTTTAGCAGTCGCGTAAGTTTCTTAACACTAATTGTTTGTTGAGACGCTAGAGCCCGTGACAGTTCTTCTTGTGCAGCTGTGTAGGTCGTGCCTTTTGACCAAGTCAATATCCGGACTCCTGACGTTCCCAGTTGATTTGGTTCTTGCTCTGATACGCTTCAACAATCTGCTCTTCCTTAAAGCCAAGCACGTTCCCAAGCTCCAGGAACGATTCCAGCAGCAGCGCGTAATAGACGGTCAGTGCAACATCGCCTTTAATCCCTTGCATGCGGTAAGTCTTGCTCAAGAGCGCGAGCTGTTCATTGACGACCAGAAATGCATCCGTCACATCAGGCTCCCCGTCAGTAAGCTGCCCTCGGAAGTAGTTTCCGAGCAGATGATACTCTTTGAAATTCAAATCGTTCCCGATCGATAAAACGAAGTGAAGGATGTCGACGAATTCCTCAAGCAATGGATTTTTAATTTCATAGCTATCGAACACTTCGCTATATTCTTCATGACCAATAATAGATTCTCGAACTTCTGTGCGCGGCTCCTGATCGGTACTCCAGAACTTCCACGACCGCTGTTCATTCGCACATTCGCCTAACTCAACGCCTAATGCCAGCATCTTTTTCTTCAACCGGTCTTCACCCGGTTGTACCGGATGCTTCCCTGTAATCTCCGCATCCAGCGGCCGTTGCTTTTCAAATAGATTGCTGATTCCCACGTGAACACTCCCCTTAATCATCAGATTCTTCGCTGATCATGACTTCCAAATCCAAGTCCGGATTCTCGACTTCCAGTTCGTCAGCGATGCGCTCCTCAGCTTCGCTGACTGGTATGAGCTGCCCGTTGTATTCGATGTTTGGCTCTTGGCACCCAGCGAGTGCTAGGGCCGATACAGCTGCAATGAGGATGATGGATTTCTTTTTCATTCAACCTCACCTCTCTTTTCTTGCTGGTGTAGCTGCTGAATCTCCATTCCTGCCAACATGCCTGTAATCAACGCGACCATCATGCCACCGATTAAAATTCCCATCATGCTATTTCCTCCTCTTTCATCCGAATGATTTTAAAAGCCAGCCCAGCACCATGGCCGCAGCTAGTGCGACCGCCAGGCAAATATATGTGAGCATCTGCATTCTCCTTTAGGTGACAATTGCGTCGCGCCCATAGCTATTTCATAAATACAAGCCAGTGAGTTTTACTGCGCTTATTTCCAATTAACGGTTTAGCGCTGATTGCTTTCAACACCTGGCCAAGTTTTACCTGTTCTTCATTCCACTTAAAAATAAGTGTGCCGTTCGGTTTGAGAACTCGCATACATTCATCGAATCCTTTTGCAATGTCTCCTTGCCAATTGTCTGGATCTAGCTTCCCGTATTTCTTGGCCAACCATGAATCATCACCGGCTTTAAGCAGATGCGGTGGGTCGAATACCACCATGTAGAAACTTTCATCCTGAAAGGGCATATCGCGAAAATCAGCGATAATATCCGGTTTTACTTCCAACGTCCGGCCGTCGCATAGAACGTCGCTTAATTCGCGCTTATCCATGTAAGTTACACCTTCATGCTGTTTATCGAACCAAAACATTCTGCTTCCGCAACAGGCATCTAATATCTTTGACATGTCTTTACTCCTTTCTTTTTCCATAATTTGAAGGTATATCAATATTTTTGACGAATAGTAATTGAGTTGAGGATAGGAGGTGAAACAAATGGAACAAATGAAATCTTATATAATTTCATACGACTTAGTAGGCCCTGCTAGAGATTATGAGTCTTTGATTGATAAGATAAAATCTTATAGCACTTGGGCAACCCCTCTTGAATCGGTTTGGTTAATACGAAGCAGAAAAACCGCAGGTGAAATTCGAACTGATTTAAAAGCTACTCTTGATTCAGATGATAAATTGATTGTCATCCAGCATAAAGATGATTGGGCTTCTAAGGGCATTTCTAAAACAGTATCAAACTGGATGCATGATAATTTTTAAGAGATTGCCGGCAATTAGCCGGCTTTTTTTATTTTTTTCACTTTCACCATTAACGGCGCCTTCACGCCGCCACCTCCATCTCCATATGCTTCTCCAAAATCGAGATAGCCGTTCTCCGGTTCGGATGCAGCTGGCTCATAAGCTCCTCGCAACGATCTTCCAAAGTCCGATCATTTTCCCCTATTGCTTGCCAAGCACCCATTGTCAGTACGAGCTGATTTAGCAGGTACTCGCGGCGTTTGATGTAGTCCATTTGAGTTTTGTCCATTATCTTTTGAACCTCCAGTCTTCGCCTTCTGCATCCATGAGATAATTTCCGCACCTTCCAATCAGCCGGCTTTGCGCTGCATAACCAATTCTGTCAGCAAGCGTGCCGCGATCTTCGTTGCTGTTGAACACGATAGGCATTTGTTTTTTATAACGTTCGTTGATGATGTTGTAATAAAGCATTTCTTTGGCTTCTGTGGGTTTCGCTTTTCCAATGTCATCCCATACCAGGATGTCTGCATTCATGACGCCATGCATGAGCTTGCTGAATGTCTCGCCGTCATCGTTCATGCGTTTGGCAGCCATGGCATCATCGGTGAATTCAACGTCTGAAATGATCAGTACGTTAAAACCGAGTTTAATCAGTCGTTTGCTGAGTGCGATATGCAGATGTGTTTTTCCAACTCCGAAACTATTGTGTTGGGTTTTTAGCGCCGATCGACTTTCGGACTCTGCTGAACGAATCCGCTGTTCACCGAGAGTAGCAATCAACCCGAAATTCTCCATACCTTTTTCCTGCAATTCTTTTTTGTTCGCTGGAAAGGATGTAAGATAGTCTTCCGTCATGCTCAGCATAAGCGTCTGCATTTCTGTTTCCTGCTTATAGTTCTCCAGTGTGACTTTTGTAAATTCTTCTGGAATAGCAGCGCTCTTAAAGCGTTTTCTCCAAGCTTTCCGTTCTTTACATTCGCAATCCTTAAAGACTTCGTAGCTAACACTTGGGCGCTCGTCGTAATGGCTGAAGACAATTAGTGTGTCTTTGCAGATATCACACTCATACTCAACCGCCCCAAGCTGCTCGATCTCGTTTGGCGGCTGCAAGGACATCTTCTGCGCTCTTTCCTGAAGTTCGGCCAGGATATCGTCCATTTTTTTCATTACGTTTGTCTCCCTTCAGACTTGCTGAGTGCTGGTCTTGTTTGTTGCGCTCAAATGTTTCGTCAGCAGCCAATACGCCAGCCAGTGTTGTGATCCGCTGCGCATCCCAAGTTTTTAGAATCGCGTCTGCGAAATTCATCTTGTTCCGCGCATTCGCTTCGACCGAACGTTTCAATGCCTCATGAACCAACTCCTCAGATGATTCATCAATCATGATGGAAATTCGTTCGGCAATATGGGGAACTAAGTGGCTGATGTTTTGTTCATAGAAACGGAATGCTTTACCAGCATCCGCAACAACCGGTTTTAGATCTGGCCCTTGATGATGTTGTTCTTTTTCTTTTTCTTTATCCTTATCTTTCTCTTTATCTCTTATCTCTTGTTTGCATAGACTATCTGTACTGTATGGATACTGTATCGATACAGTATCTGCTTTTATTGCATTTGCTATGTCGAGATAATTTGAAGCGAAAGGAATGTGTTTGACTGAGCGTAATTCCTCTTCCACTCGAGCAACTACTTTCGGACTGTTATTCCAATTATGTCGAGCCCAGTTAAGAAGCATAATTTCTTTTGTATCATCGTTATAATCAATCTTTCCGTAATCAACGAACCGCTGTAGTAGTTTTTCTACCGTCTCACGGTTATAGCCGGTTTCTGTTTCGATGATTCGTTTTGGCAGCTCGTAAATACCGATTTGCGATGCCTTGCTGTTGGTCATCAAATATATATAGAAATACTTTTCTTCTGGGGTTAGATCCAAAACAAACCCATCTTGCCAATAACCAACTTGCACTTGCCGATATTTGCTCATCCTTCTTCCTCCTCTAAAAAAGAAAGGAGAGTCCCTCAACTCTCCCTATTTACTTAAACCAAAGTTTGTTCGTGTGCACTTGGCTTTTTAGGCTTCTCTTCTTTCTTCTGTTCCGTCACTTCCGGCTCAGTGGTTTCTGGATCATCCATGACCGTGTAGTCCGTCACATCAATCACATCGCTCATATCTTGGCTTAGCTCAGTCTTAATTGTTGAATCAGCTTCGACCGTCTTCTGCAGCTCAATAGATTTCGGAGCGTATTTCAGAACTTCTTTTAAGACCGTCTTCTTGGCCATGGCGTCGTAGTTGGTTTTCCATGGGCTGGTCCAGCCTTTTTGAACAGCCTGCGAGAATTTCTTAGCGTGATGATCAATGCGTTCTCTCGTCCAGTACACAAAGTCATAACCGCCATTTTGCAGATGATAGACCGCGTAATAGCCGATTGGTTCGCCAGTAGGAATGGCGGCCGGCTTGTGCACCAAGTCTTTGACTAAGCCGTAGCTGAATTCGAACTCATCGTCTTCATAAACCTCATGGGCGTAAATCGCTTTGTATTGACCGCTGCGCACCGCTAAGTCGATGAGTCCCTTGTAACCCAACTGGAACTGCACTTGCTTGCCATAAGGAATCAGGTAAGCCTGCCCAAGTCCTGTGTTTGGCTCCACGCCGAGCTGTGCTGATTGCATGATGGCTGCTAGGAAAGATGTTTGGTCACATTCCAGAAGCTTTGGCGTGGTGCGAACAGCTGTTAAAGCGATACGAGCGATGCGATCCGCATCCATATGCTTTGGAAGAGCACGCTGAATCTCGGGGCCCATCCGTTTGAGTAGAGCATTCAGTGTTTGTTCCGGCTTCACTTCTTTGTTCGCCACGCTGTTTTTGTTCTGATTTGCTAATTGGTTTTTGATTGCTTCATTTGTTGCCATGAATGATTTCCTCCTATTGAACCGTGAACCGACGGGCGGTCGACGTATTCGTGTATTGTTTGTATAATTTCGGGTGATCGGCTTTCAGACTCTTTGCATCAAGTTTGTTGGTCTGATAGCTTTTCCATTTCACTACCCGATTGAGCGTGAAGCCTTTTTCGTTCTCGCCCATCATTGCCTTGATTTGATTCTCATATTCCTGTTTTTGGGTTTTGCAGATTTTCAAGTCTTCATTGAGTTGATCAATTGCATCTAACATTTGCTCGACGTCTTTGCCAAGCTTAATTTGACTGCTCGGTTGCTCTTCGGGATACAAGGCTTTCAGTAAGTTGCTTGAAGCCTCAGAACCATCGAAGACGGGTGGTACTTCTGCCAGAACATGATTAACCCAGAAATCTTCTTCTATACCAATGAGGTACTGGATCAACTCTTCGTCGCGTTCGATTTTCTTATGGATGAACTTATTGCCGCCTACTAATACTGCGATATGCCATGCTTTGTAGCCTGTTACGGCCATGTAGTGCTGGCATTGGAGTAAATACGCAGCTGGGACTTCTTCATCCTCCCACTCGCCTCTCAGGAACTCAGAAGCCGTTTTGCATTCAAGCCCTTCTTCTTTCCCAACAATCAGCCTGTCAACGTTCGCCAGCATGAAAGGATGCTTGGGATGCTGCAGAATGGCGTTGCGCTTTCGGACTCGAATGCCTGTACGAATTGAGAACTCTTGGGCGACAATGTCTTCCATGACATTCCCCCAGTACGCGGCTTCGCCAGCCGTGCCTTCTTCCGTTGATTGACCGGTCTTATCAAGGTAGACTCCAACAGGAGACTTCCATTTGTTCAATCCAGCAATGGCTGAAACGTCACTGCCACCAATGCCTTTCTTACGTTGCTCGAGCCAATCTTCGCGGCTTAGATCCCGCGTATCAGCAAGTAATAATGCTCGCATTGATATCCCTCCATTTTCTGTGCTAAAATAGCGATATAAGTTGTTTTTTCAGCCCACGCCAATGGGTCTGTGTAGCCGGTTGCTTTTTAAGCAGCTGGCTATTTTATTGCCTTGAAGAATTCAGCGCCGACGACTTCGATTAAGTAGTCTTCCATGTTGTCTTGAAGCACTACGCGACCTGCCTTGTCTTCAAACCACGTGTCGCCTGTTTGGATCTCCGAACCGAAGTGATCTTCAATCGGATGATCGTTCTCGACCTCGATAGAGATTTCCGAGCTCTCGAAGCGTGCATCTGTAACTGGATAGCCTGTCAGCATGCAGCGTTCTACGTCTGGATGAGTCATTCTCTATCACCTCCCTCTGATGGTTGAATCCCATCAATCAGACCAGGAACGGAAACGGGGAACATTCCTGGGCTGATTGACGAGAGTCAAAGCTCTCGAGTATAATTGAAGTAACCTTTTTTAATTTTATTGGCGGCTGATTTCCCAAGATCAGTCGTCATTTTTTTGTGCATTTATCGAACCGAACTGCGTGCCAACTAAGAAGCAAAGGAACCCCACAAGACCAGTAGCGATGAGCGTGTGTAATGCTTCGCCGGTTTGGATCATTGCAGATAACCTTTCGAGCGTAGTTGAATGTGGTGCTTGTGCCAGGTTTCGTTGTAACTGATAGAAGCTTCTTCACAGACCACAACGACCAGATGCTCTAATGATGTAATGGCCTCGACCGCCTCTTCCAATACCTTCTCGATTTGTGGCGAGTGCCATGACGATAAGCTCTGGAATGGCTGCGCAAAACTCAGCGCTTTGATTGCCTCGTAAGCTTCTTTGATTTCTTCAAGCGTCTTCTCCCTTACCGCCGAGCGATGCAGATCCACGTTTGGGCCGTCCAGCCACATCGGTCCGGTTTTCGTATACTGACTTCTTAAAGCGAGTGCGAAGCGTGGATTGTCGTGTTTCGCCATCAGGTTCTGGGCGATATCTTGCGGAATGTTACGAGCACCGCCTTCATACTTCGTGACAGCCTCTCGTGATACGTTCAGCTCCATCGCCATTTGCTGCTGTGTTTCATCGCCGCGCATTTCGCGCATGGCTTGTGTTAATCGGTTCTTTGTCATTGTCATCATCCTCCTGTGTCCCATTTGAATGGAATTTTCTATTCAGACGTACCAAAATAACTTGTTGAAACGCTTATACTTAAATTACAGACAAGGAACGCTTCCTCTTCTGGAGCGCCGGTGTATTATCCTCAATCCACTTGAACAGCTTGTCTGTGTAGATTTTTGTTCCGAACTCTCGGCAGACTGGAAAGTCTGAACGGCCCATCAGCTCATACATCTTCGAATGGCTGACCCTCAGCAACGCCTTCGCTTCTTCCACTGTTAGAAAGTGCGGTAGCTCCTCCCTCGGAGCTAAGTCTTTCAAGGCCGCCTGTACTTCCGAACGAATTTCTTCTTGCAAGACTTGCCGTAAATCCTCGACGGTTAATGTCACGAGCATGGTTTCCACGTTTATCACTCCTCACGGGCGCTCCCTCGCGCCTTTTTTCTTTATCCTTATGTTCAAATAGTTAAATTTGTCCTTTCTTAACTTTGTCGGCCAATGCGCGGGAATAATTATCAATGCGTTCTTTTCTTTTAGGTTTCTGAGTTTTTGAAAGATATCTTTCAACCTCTTTGTCGCTGATATAAGATAGTCGAGCCATAAATGTTTTCATCGCTTTAATGCTCCTTTCTTATTTCCATCTCTTGTTCAAATAGCCAACCTTTCAGATAAGAACTTGTTGATGAAGTAAAGTTGTCCTTTACCGGTCACCTTAGGCGTATACTTGGTGTAAGTGGTGCCATCGCTTGATGTGTGCAATCGGGTCTGAATTTCAAACAGCTTCATATTCATCGATCTCTGAGAGGGCTTGTTCCAGTAGGCTTTACTATTAAGTAAGTAACCCTCTTCTCTCAGTACTTCGAAGAGTCTGTTCTGCCCCATGTTCAATCCTCGCTGGCTTAATATCGTTGCCAAATCCTTAATCAACACAGCGTTTTCACTAACCTGTATGGCTTCGGCCAAGAACACTTTCTTTTCGTCTGCTTTGACCTTCGCTTCGAGTTGAACTATTTTTTGCTGCTGAAAGTCCATGGCGCGTTTGATGACCATTTCAGGACTGCTCCAAAATCTTTCGATTTGAAGGAAATATTGACGAGCTTCCTTTCCTTTTTCCGAGCGCTGGATCATAGCGATTTCTTTTGCCATGTCGAGTTTGATTTGGTGGTCGGTATAGAACGTCATATTGCCTTGAGCTGTCGGTCTTTTTTGACCAATAGCTATATAATCAATATTTTCTTCAAAACCGTATTCGGTCATTCTGTCGAACCACTTGTCGTAGCGTGATGCAACTTCTAAAAACTCATGAAGATCGCGGCCGCTTAAAGTAATCTCTCCAGAATCGTTCTGCGATGTGGGAATTAATTCGTTCATTCCAATTCCTCCTATCTTTTATTCAAAATTTTCTAATTAAAAACTGAGCTCGAAGTTTTTATTTGTTATAATTTACCTATCTAAAATAGATGGGAGGTGTATCCATGAGAATGCAAGCCGTTAATTCTAGCAACTTAAGAGCTGTTGGATACGACGCTGTGAATTCAATTTTGCGAATTGAATTTAAATCAGGAACTTATGATTATTTCGGTGTTCCTGAACATATCTATCGAGGTCTCATGTCTGCCGGTTCGCTGGGGAGCTACCATGCAGCAAACATAAAGAACTCTTTCAGATACCAACGTGTTTAATCCTGGTTTATGATAATAATTGCTGGGCCAGTGAACGTCTTTTCTTTCTGGCCCACTATTATTACTACTTCCTCGTAAGGATCCACATTCATTGAAACTACTGACTCTCTTTCAGATAACTCTTCGGTGAGTTGCTTCGTTGATTTTGTCAACTTCGCCATCTCCTTCTAATAATTTCTAATTTAAACCCCTCACAGGACCCGCAACTTGTTTAATATTTCCTCAGGAGTTTTGTCTTGCCTGGTGAGCAAGACTTAGTTGTTCACTCCTCTCTTAAATTGCTATTCGCTTTTTACTACGCATTTCGTGTACTTCATTATCAAAAAAAATAATCCATTGGAAGCCAAGTGCTTCAGCGATGTTCTTAGCAACCGCTACGCTTGGATCGCGTTCTCCTTGTTCAATCATTGCGTAAGTAGTACGAGCAATCCCTGATTTTTTAGCAGCTTCCTCTTGTGTTATGCCTAACTCAATGCGTTGATGTTTCAACCACTTTCTCACATTTTGCACCTCCTGTACACGTTTCGTGTATTTACTACCTAAAGATTACTACACAATTCGAGACAAGTCAATTATAAATTACGCATTTTGTGTATTTTATATATTTACACGCTACGTGTATATATACTTAAGCTATTGGAGGTGACTAATTTGCTTAGTCAGCGAATGAAAAGTTTACGCAGCAAAAAGAAATTGACCCAGTCCGAATTAGCGAAAATATTGGGTGTGGCAAGAACAACGTATGCAATGTATGAACAGGGTCAACGGGAACCGGATTATGAAACTTTACAAAAAATCGCGGACTATTTCGAAGTAACAGTTGATTACCTCCTTGGTCGCGAAGAAAAGAAAACCCCGTCTTGGAGCGACGAGGATGAATTCGACAAATGGGTAAACGATCCAGAAGTTTATAAGTTCTACAAGGAATTTAATGACAGTCCAGAAGAACGCCGTCAAGCATTGCTAGCTGTATGGGAGATATTGAAGAAGCAAAAATAAAGTAAATTTGTAAAAGGGGTCATGAGAAATGATTGAAGCCCTCGTCATATTTATACTTTTTTTATTGGCAATTTTCTTGTTTGTGTCATTTTATGAAATAATCTTGATTATAATTGGCGTCCTCATTTTTGGTTGGGGTCTTGAAAGAAATAATAATAGCGCTAAAAATCTAATATCGATTTTCGGAGCGTTGGTTTTATTCACTGGAATAGGCATGTTGTTTGTTGACTCCGATGAGCCAAACCAAGCCGAAGATGTTGTTCAAACTGAGCCTCAGATTAAAGAAGATATTGAGGAGACGAAAGAAATAGAACCAGTAACTGCAGTTGAAACTCCACCTTCAGAAGAGGCGGAAGAAGTTTTAGTTGAAGAGCCAGATGAGCCAGAAGAACCTACTGATGAAGCCTCATCTGCCCCGAAAATGGAGTGTGTTGATTTTAACAGTCATGAAGAACTTTTGGAGTATTGGTACGGTAATGGCTACTCTGCAGATAATGACCCGCACAATCTGGACGAGGACGCGAACGGAATTCCTTGTGATTCAGAAGATTTGATAAATCAAGTCGGGTCCCCCGAGCAAAGTAATTCATCTGTTTACTATGATAACTGCGCAGCTGTTAGAAGCGCTGGCGTAGCGCCAATTAGAACGGATGATGCGGGATATGGAAGCCATCTTGATCGCGATGGCGATGGGATTGCTTGCGAGCCATATTAAAAAGAAAACAGGTCGAAAATCCCTGCTTTAAAAAAGTAGGGATTTCTTATAAACTTAAATAGAACATACGTTCTTTAAAGGAGTGGCGTTATGACACGGACTTATAATAATATTGAAGAATACATAACTCAATTTCTTAGCCGGTTAGGAATTTATTACCCTCACCAGCTAAATGCAGAGGATATAGCATCAAGGTTAGGGTTAGGCATTTACTATCTACCTTTTGAATCAATGTTTATTGATGGCAATTTCTTTATTGATATCCGAAAAAACGATGCTGAACAATGGGAAGATTTCGGTCATGAACTTTGTCATGCGCTATGGCATGCTGGTGATCAAGCAATCATCCCTATTTCCATGCGTGACTATCAGGAATGGAAAGCAGATAATTTTGCTCAGCATCTCTGCATTCCTACTTTTATGCTCGACAGGCTAGAGATGCCAAACACCGATAAACGTGCCATTTGGCTTATTGTTGAAACATTTGGAGTGACTTGGGAGTTTGCTGAGAAACGACTTAGACAATATATGCAAAACTTAATGTACCGATAGACAGACCGATGGGTTAAAAGAATACCAACGGCTATCCAGCGAGAGGAAAAACTGTACCGGTAGGTGTAGTTGCTGCATGATACGGTGAGCAAGAGGGAGTGTGTGCGATGAAATGCAGAAAACTGCCCAATGGCAATTGGGAATGTTACGAAGAAGGACCGCGGGATCCGTACACGAATAAACGGAACCCCATCCGCAAACAGGCAAACAGCAAAACGGCTGCGCAAATCAAGGTGAAGGAATCCTTAAAGATTTTGGAATCCGGAATCGATGGCCGGACAGCAAACCGCGTTTTCTTCCAGGAAACGGCTGCAGAATGGTTTGAAGTCTATGCACATTCCGGTGTAAAAAAGAGCACGCTGCGCAGCCGGGATTCGACGGTGAAGCTAATTAATCGTTACATAGGCAATATGCTGATTGGCAGAATTACGCACCAACACATCCAGGACATGCTGATGGATCTTCACCGGAAAGGTTCATCAAAGTCCCAGATTACGCATGTAAAAGTCACGGCGAACTTTGTCTTTGTGCATGCTCAGAAGCAACGGCTGCGGCTGGACAATCCGGTGAACCTGGTTATTATGCCGAAACGACGGCGAACAGTAGAGGAAATTGAAAGCCAGGAATTGAAAGAGAAGTATTTCGAGCGCGAAGAACTGGAAACCTTTTTAAATGCGGCCCGGGACTTAGGCTTGATCTTTGACGAGGAATGGTTTTATCTAATCGCCTTTACCGGGCTACGAGCTGGCGAAGTCTGTTCGTTGAAATGGGTGGACATTGATTTCGAGGAAAGCCGAATCCGCATCACCAAAACAATGGACAGTCCAGGAGCCGTGGAAAATTACGAATTGACCCCTCCGAAGTCGAATCAGTCGATACGAGTGGTCGACATCGACAGCAATACATTGAGTCTCTTTAAGCGCTTAAAAATTAAGCAGATGGAGAACCGGCTCAAATATCGGAAATCAACAGACAATTACCATGACATGAACTTTGTGTTCTGCCGGCCGAAGACCGGCTATCCGTACTCGGCCAAATTCATTTACCGTCGCTATCTCCGGATCTGCGAGAAGTCGGGCATCGGGAAACGAGACGGCCCTCACCTTCTCCGTCATACGCACATCACCATGCTGACAGAAGCCGGCATCGACTTGGACACGATCATGCACCGAGTTGGCCATGCGGATGCCAAGACGACAAAAAACATTTATACGCACGTCACGAAGCGGATGAAACGGAATGCGCCGAACCAACTAAAAATTCATTACGGGGAGATCTTCGGGAAGTTTTTTGAGGCCTAA